TCGTTACAGAATCTGTATGTGTTCCGTCAAGTGTAGTTGTTTCTACTTCATCTTCTTGATCAGAATGATAATCTATAAACTCATTGTAATTCATTTCTTTTAAACAATATCCTGAGTTTGCTAAAGTACTATCTTTAACTAGTCTCATTGTATTATAATCTATTAATTTAGTGCTAGTAGGTAAAGAATACCTAGAAACACCTGCTGTTAAAGTTTTTGTAGTTGTAGCATGATTAAAAGGGTATTGATAATCTTTTTGATTTATGTATCTAATAGAATCATTAATTGCATTTTTACATTGTACTTGTACGCCTCTAGCTGTAGTAAAATTAGCAGAGGTTAGCTCTACTTCGTTTATTTCTGTAATCACTTTGTTAGTTAATGATAAAAATGTTTCAGCCATTTTAATTCCTTTGTCATAAAAAGTGAGGCAAGTTGCCCTGCCTCACTAAATATTATTATGCTAGTTGATCACGATCAACTTCGTCTGCTTCCATTTCACCACAGTCGCTGACATCCATTAGGACTGCATATACTCTGATTTCACCTGCTGTAAAGGAAGCTCCTCCACCTGCTAGTGTTAAGTCTAAAGTATCTGCTGAAGTAATAACTACTTCTCCTGCAGGAGTAGCACATGGTGCGTAAGCTCCGTCAGATGCACCGTCAATATCAAATGCTGCAACATACTCGTTGTCATCAACAGCAGTTCCAAGAATAGCTGTTGCGTCTGTACCAGTATTTTGTGTCGCACTTGAAGTTACCTGAAAACCTGCAGCAATAATTTTGGTGTTTGCAGGTACAGTAATACACTGTACAACATCACCATTAGGATTAATGCTGTTAGCTGTTAGGTCAACGATTTGCTGAACGTAATAAGGTTGTCTTCCTCTTTGAGAATTACCGTGAGTATTAGCAAGTGTTGCTGTAATTGTAGCCATTATCTAATCCCCCCTTATATACCAGAAACATAAAGCGCACGAGTTAAAGCCTCTGGTCGCAATATTTTTCTGCCGTACATATGCATGCCTCTAACAATATCAGCAAAGCTATCAGGATCTCTGTAGGTTTCTGTTTTATTGATTGAGTCTGCTGTTGCAACTGCTGATGAGTGACCACCAACAATTACACCAAAGTGTGCGCTTCCTGTTGATGTTGCACCAGTTGCACCGTTACCAACCGCAGGTAAATTGTTTGACATGTAAACTTTAAATCCGTGAACGTTGTTCAAGATTAATCCGTTTTGTAAGCCAGATCCACCGAAGTCAGAATTTAGAAGACGTGAGTCTTCGTCTTGAAGAAGCTCTGCAAACACTGGGTCTACTACAAGCCATCTACCAGTTGTGTCAACGTTTTGTTGGTCAAGTTTTCTTGACATACGAGCGATGATTGACAAAGGTGATGCTTTAGCAGTAGTTGTGTTTAAGCTATCTCCGCTTGCACGAGGAACAGCAACAATTGAGTTACCGCTTGATCCACTATTAAAGTCAGCAGCGTCTACTTGCATAGATGCTAATAACTCATTAGTAGCAGCAGTAGATACAGCAACTGAACCATTTACGGTTGAGTTTACTGTGTTTGCTGCGCCATGCAATGCTGATTGTTTAAAGCCTGACAAATAGCCAAGAACGTCTTGGTCAAACTGGTCAGCCAAACGGTAAGCAGCACGATCACTTGCAAGATCTTGGAAGTTGACATGTGAATGTGCTTCTTCAATGTCATCAACTTTAAATGCAAAATAGTTTGCTTTGTCGATTGTCAATGAGAAGTCTTCGTCATCAAGATCTTGTGGTTGAATAGTAGTACCACGTGCGTACTCTTTCACGGTGATTTCTGGTTCTTTGATAATTTTAACCGAATCCCCCATGTTAGCGATTTCTCCGAAATAGTCGGAGTTCGTTACAGCTCCTACAACAGATGCTTTGCGAAACGCAAGTTGCACCTGTTTGCTGTATATGACTGGTGAGAAGTTACCGTTAGGTAAGTTACCATACCCAGCCGCAGTTGAAAATGCCATGTTATTTCTCCTTTGGATTTTCTACAGATGCAAACAAAACAGTAGTCATGTAGTGGCTAAATCTAGTAGGGTGCATTTTAGTAAAAGTTGGCCGACCTTTACATCAATGGGCCAAAAGATTTTAGGTAGTCTATATTATTATTGTTGTTTGCTATTGGTTAGTTGCGTAGGTAATCTTTACAGAGGCTACGCAACTACATTGTACATACAGTTATACTTATTTATATAAAGATGTCAATACTTTTCTAACGAGCATTACCAGATATATCATATACAAACTTACCTGATCGTATAGCTTCCATGATTGCATCTGCGTTTTTCTCGTATTGTTGTGCAGACATTTTCTGCACTACTGATTCTTTTATTACTCCTGCCTGTTCTCCAGACGGTTCAGATCTAGTGTTTGTTTTTGATACAGCTTTTGCTGCATCTTTAGATCCGCTAGACTTTTTAGTCTTTATTCCTTTATCTGCTTTGTATAAATCTATAGCTCTTGATGCTGCTCTAGCATCACTATTGTTTTCGTATAAAGCATCTTGTATCCATTTAGGCTGTTCTTCTGCCCATTCGTGAAACTCATCACTGTCTCTTATATCCGCAAAATCAGGATGTGCAGTCATTAATTCTACTTCTGCTCTATCTCTGTTTGTTTTTTCTCGCATTTCGTCTATTTCTTTTACGCGAGCTTCTAAGCCAGATGCTTGTTCTTTAGCTTTTTTAATAGCTATAGTTTCTACGATTGCTGCAACATCAGGATACTCTTTAGCCCACGCTTCAATGTCTTCATCCGACTTAGGTAATTTAATCTCTTGATTAGTAGACTGCTCTAATTGTTTTTGTAAAGTATTTATTTTTTCTACATGTTCCTGTAGTTGTTTTTGTGAATGTCTACGTAAATCACCGTACCTTTTCTTAAAACTTTTTTCTTCAGCATTAGCAGGTTCTTCTTCTTTTGTTTCTTCTGCTTCAGCTTTAGTTTCACCTTTTTGCTCTGCAATTAGTTCTGCTAGTTCTTCTTCTTCTTTTTTAATTCTATCTTCATTTGAGTATTTACGATTTGCAAATGCTATTTTTTCTTCTGGCTTTACTTCTTCTGCCATTATTGCTTCAGACATTTCTGTCTCCTTTACTAGGGCCACCGTAGCCTATGTTGGTAGGGGGATGAGTAGCTAGTCATATTTAGCTATTTTTTAGATGCAGCTAAACCACCTTTCTTCATTTTACGTGCAGCTTTCTTTTTAGGTTTTGTTCCCAAGCCACCTTTACTCATTCTGCCTGAAGGGTCAAAGTCATCTCCTTTACTAGGTGCAGAACTACTGCCGTCTGCCCCACCTGCACCAAAGTCAAAATCATAATCAGGAACATTAGCAGAAATACCGCTACCGCCACCTGTATTAGTTGCATCTTGACCTGGAGGAGCTTCAAAATCTTGTCCTACACCTCCTGCTTCAGAAATTGCACCGCCCATTCCTGAATCTCCTTCAAATGAATATGCATTAGAACTTACACTAGGCGTAGAAGAAGAGCCTTCTGCTTCATCTTTTTTTGTTCTTTCTTTAGCCAATGTGTTTAAGTCATCTTGTTTTCTTTTGTCTGCTTTTTGTTTATCTACAGCTACTTGAACTTGAGCTTTTCTATTTTCTTTATCTATATTACTAACAACTCTACCTATTGGTCCAAACTTTTCTACTTTATCCATTAACTTATCAAAGTCTATAACTTCTTGCGGTGTCATTTGTGCGTAGCCTCTTACCTTTCCTGCTTCAGGATTATCAGGGCCACCTTCAGATTGCATACGCTTTATTCTTTCTTCTTCTGTTTCAACTGGTTCTTTTGGTTGTTCTGGTGCTTCTGGATCATCTGGTTTAATAATATTACCATCAGCATCAACAGGATAGTATCCTTCTGGTATATTATCTATAGGCACATTTCCTACAAATCTAATTCTAATAGAAAGACCATCTTCGTTTTTATACTCTTTAATACTTAGTTGTTGTCCACCTGCTCCTGTTCCAAATAAATCATCAAAGTTAAAAAATGATGCTTCTGCCTGTTCTCTAGCCGATTGTTGTATAGGTAATTTTCTAACATCTGTTCCATCTGAAGCAGTTAATATACCACCTTTAGCCATCTGCATAGGTTTGCCATCTTGTAATACTAATAGATCGGTTTCATCAAAAGGTAAATCATCAGGTAATATGGCTTCATCACTATTTCCCATTTGACCCATATCTTCCATTTTTTTAAGGCCCATCTTAGCTTGTTGTCTAAGTTTCATTAATTTTTCTAAACCTACAAAACGAACTACATCAGCAGGAAATACAAATTCACCTTCACTTAACTGTGCAGGTATATCATCACGTACTTCTTTACGCGTGCTTCCTGAAGGAACTTTATTTCCTGATTCTTTATCTATCATGCCGCCTTCATCTTTAAGACCGCCATCTTCAAACATTTCCATTTGTTTTTCCATCATTGTAGTTACACCTTTATTTTAATACTTCATCTCTTAATTTTTGCAATCTACGTAACGTGTAGATAGAGCCTTGCGCTCTGTGAACTGCAATCATATTGTCTGATTGTTCCATAGTACGATATTGTTGATTTATTAGTTCTTCTAAATACTTATTGAAGTTGGCCCATTCCTTGGGGCGGCTCACCAGCCCCTTCAGCTTGCTGATTATTTCCTTGTCCATTATTTCCACTAAATCCTTGTTCTTGCGGTGATGGTGCTATACCAGTGCCTATTGTGCCTCCACCTGCTCCTGTTGGATCAGCAGGGTTAACTCCTGCAGGTGCAGGTTGTCCACCCTCTTGTGGAGTAGCACCTTCTGGTGCAGGCTGTTGAAAGCCTTTCATTAACTCTGCTTGTATAGCGGCTTCATCCATATTGTTGGTTACTTTATCAGGGTCTAGTTCCATTGATTTTGCAATTTCACGAATTATATATTCAAACTTTGCAAACGGTGCTAATGCAGGATTAGATGCTACTTGCATAAACTGCATTAGTCTTTGGCTACGAACTTCATTAGCCATTAAACTTTCTGTACCTCTAGCCTTTACTTCTAAATCACCTTTTATATCAGGATCATAATCAAACTGCATATTAAACCTAAACAGTCCTTCTCCTAAAGGTCTAAGTAAATAATCATCTACATTTTTAATAACATTTTTAATGCCACCACTAGCAGCATTCATTAACATACTAATACCAGAAGCTGTTCTACCTACTCCTGTAACACCTGTTTGTCCATGAGAAAAACTAGGTAGTCCAGTACTTTCATCTGCTAATACTCTAGCCTTGTCAAACAACTGTAAATTTTCTCCTGCAACATTAGGAAACTTTGTACCAAATATTGCTTGACCAGGTGCGCCACCTTGTCTTCTAAATACTTTTCCTGGGTATACAGATAGATCTTGACCAGGTACTAAATTTGTTTCGTCTACTTCTATAAGAAGATTGCCTGATAATACAGCATTGTCAACAGCCATTCGCATAAAGCCGTTCATTAACGTCTG